ACATTTGTCCCTGCTTTTGCCAAATAAGGTTTCTGTGATAAAAGTTCCTTAACAACAATATCTACATTTAGATAATCACCGTTCTTATCTGTTTCCAATTTACTTCTATCAATGAGTTTAACTACTGCATCGGTGTCCACTACATTGAGTGAGTTTGCAATCGTTATTACTGCATTGTTAAGTTTGTACTCCGATAATGATTCGGTGAGTTGTGAAAGTTCTTTCTCCTTCGCCTCCAGAAGTTCTTTGTATTTTCCTTCCTCTTTCAACTTCTCCTGAAGTTCTTGGTCTGTCTTCTTCTTCATCTTTGCAAGTTCTGCTCTTGCCTCTTTTGCCTCCTCATTGAGTTTTGCAAATCTCGGATGTCTGAAGACTTGTTCCCATTGCTCATCAGTTAAATTAACTTCCTCTTTCTCTGGACTAACGATGTTTTCCTTCTTCGCAGAAGTATCCTTTGATTCGGATTCAACTTTCTGATTTTCTCCAGAAGTTGCATTCTTGGTCGTATCTTCCATAAAACTCCCTTTCTACTGTAATTCGTTTTTTACAGGTTCGTACCTGTTTACAGTAATAATAA